AGCAGATTTCGTTATTGGTCTTGCAAGAAAGTCTATGGCTAAATCTACTGGATATGGTAACGTATTCATTGCAAAGAACCGTGCCGGTGTTGACGGTGTGCAATTCCAAGTACATTTGGATACAGCTCGTTCTAAACTTCGTGTCCTATCGGAAGAAGAGTTTAATCGTGCCAAATCCAATCAAGAAGAGCTTGAGGATGGAAATCTAAAGAACTTCTTCCGTGAAAAGATTAGAGATTTCCAGAAAAATCATTGAGGTAATATGTCCCTATTAGAACGTCGTATCAATTATAAGCCATTTTTATATCCGCTATTTTTCAATCAAAAATAATAAATGGGACTGCACAGCATATTTAATATGGAAGGGACAAAAGCATGAATACAGAAAAATATGTTGGAAAACAATATGCAAAATTAGTGGTTATAAACTATTCGCATGAAGACAAACATCGTCAAAAATATTGGTTGTGTAAATGTGAATGTGGAAACGAAAAGACAATAAATATTGCGAGATTAAAATCTGGGAGAACTAAAAGCTGCGGTTGTTTACGGTCGGATCCAGACATAAGAAGCGTCATAAATAAAAAAAGATCAGAAAACGTTACTGAAGAAACATTAAAAAAAGTTCATTACAAAACGTTATACGGAAGTCATAAACGTCGGCATGAACCAAGATGGTCGAATGATACTATGATATCGTATGATGCTTTTGTAAAAACAATACACATGCCATGTCATTATTGCGGTGCAGAAAAAAGTAATTTTTATCATTCGTGTTACCGATCAGATGGAACAGTACGTATCCACGCTGAAAAACAAAAAAGTTATATAGCACACTCAAGTAGCGGAATATCTTATAATGGGTTAGATCGGATTGATAGTAAACAAGGATATATTGAAGGAAATGTAGTTCCTTGCTGTAAACGATGCAATGAAATGAAAAACAAATACTCAATAAATGAGTTTGTTAATCATATTAAAAAAATATTAGAACATTTAGGAGAAAAATATGACACTACTTGAAAGAAGACTTAACTATAGACCTTTCTTATATCCAGAAAGTTATGATTATTGGCTTAAGCAGCAGCAAGCGCATTGGCTTTCTTCGGAGGTAACTCTCAATCAGGATCTACTTGATTGGAATATGAACCTTACGCCTTCTGAAAAGTCTGTAATTGGCGGCATTCTAAAGGGATTTACCCAGACCGAGATATTCGTTAATGATTATTGGTCAAACAAGGTAGGTCGTTGGTTTCAGCATCCAGAGATTGTTATGGCTGCTACAACAATGGCTTCTTTTGAGACTATTCATACGCAAGCTTATTCTTTACTTGATGAAACTCTTGGATTTGCTGATTATGAAGCATTTCTTGCGGATCCAAATATTAAGGCAAAGATTGATCGTCTTGTAGAGACTGGAAACATTGATACTACTGAAATGACCATAGAGAAGAAAATGGCAATGGCTAAATCTCTTGCAGTATTTTCAGCATTTACGGAAGGCGTTTCACTTTTCTCTTCATTTGCTGTTCTTTTGCATTTCTCTCGTTATAATAAGATGAAAGGCATGAGCCAGATTGTCACATGGAGTATAAAGGATGAGACGCTACATTCGGAGTTTGGTTGTTACTTGTTTAGAACATTTATTGAAGAGAATAAAGAGATCTGGACAGACGAGTTCAAAAAAGAAATCTACCAAGCGGCAAGAGATACTGTTTCTTTAGAGGACAACTTTATTGATAGTGTTTTTGAGAAAGGCGACATTGAAGGTCTTTCGAAAGAGGATTTGAAAGATTTTATTCGTCACCGTGCAAACATGCAACTTGGAAAACTCGGTTTAAAACAAAACTGGAAGAATGTAGACAAGGATGCATTGAAGCGTATGGAATGGTTTGATGCTATTGGTGCTGGAGTTAGACTTGATGATTTCTTCAGCGTTAAGCCAACGGATTATAGCCGTGGAGTTGTCAACTTTGACGATATGTTTTGATTGAAGAGAAATAATATATGAAGACATTAGAACAATTAAAAGCGGCTGGTGATGCACCGGAATGGCTTGAAAACTCTGCTTATCAAACTTTATGTGGCGGTTACTTGTTTGGAGAAGAAACTCCAAAAGAGATGTATCGTCGTGTAGCTTCTACAGTATCTCGTTCTCTTAAGAAGCCAGAACTTGAAGCTCGTTTTTTTGATATATTATGGAAGAACTGGCTATGTCCTTCTACTCCAGTTTTATGTAATGCAGGAACGGATAGAGGTCTTCCTATTTCCTGTTTCTCTTCATATATGGCAGATGACACATATGAAATCCTTGAAACTCTACAGGAAGTAGCCATGCTATCCAAGTATGGTGGAGGAACGGCTATACATATTAATGATATTCGTCCAAAGGGTGCTCCAATCTCTAAAGGTGGTCATTCTGATGGAGTAGTTCCATTCATGAAAATGGCGGATAGCGTTATTCTTGGCATATCACAGGGTTCTACCCGTAGAGGTGCTTGTGCTGCTTATATTGATATTGAACATGGTGACTTTGATGAATTCCTTCATAGCCGCCGTCCAACTGGAGATACCAATCGTCAATGCCTTAATCTTCATCATGGTGTTTGCGTCTCTAATGCCTTTATAGACAAGGTAAAGGCTGGAGACACGGAAGCCCGTAGACGTTGGAGGGAACTTATTAAAAGCCGTGTAGAGACTGGAGAACCTTATGTTTTCTTCTCTGACAATGCAAATGATCAAGCTCCAGAAGTATTAAAGAATACTGGGATTAGACTAAAGGGTTCTAATCTTTGTTCCGAGATATTTCTTCCAACGGACAAGGATCACACGTTTGTTTGCTGCCTTTCTTCCCTTAATCTTGCAAGATGGGACGAATGGAAGGATACAGATACAGTTCAGCTTTCTGTATGGTTCCTTGATGGAATAATGGAAGAGTTTATTCAAAAATCGGCTAACTTAAGAGGTTTTGAAAAAGCACTTCGTTTTGCTAAAAAGTCTCGTGCCCTTGGTCTTGGTGTCCTCGGTCTACACTCATACTTCCAAAAGAATATGATTGCATTTGATAGCTTACAGGCTTATCTCCAGAATAAGATTATCTTTAAGAAGATTAGAGAAGAAGCTGAAATTGCAACTGGATATCTTGCAAAAGAATATGGTGAACCAGAATGGTGTAAGGGTCATGGCAGAAGAAATGCTACTCTTATGGCTGTAGCGCCAACCGTATCAAACTCCCTTATTGCTTCTAACGTATCTCAAGGTATTGAGCCATGGATTGCCAATGCATTTTCTCAAAAGAGTGCAAAGGGAACATTCGTAAGACGAAATCCAGAACTTGAGAAGCTTCTTAAGAGCATTGGACAGGATACCGATGAAGTTTGGGGTTCAATCCTTAAGAATGACGGTTCTGTTCAACATTTGGAATGCTTAACCGCTGAACAAAAGGAAGTATATCTTACGGCAAGAGAACTAAATCAGTTTGCTATTATTAAGTTGGCGGCTGAAAGACAGAAGTTTATTGATCAAGGACAAAGCATTAACGTATTTTTCCCGGCTAACAGCGATCCAAAGTATATTAATCAAGTTCACTTGGAAGCTGCTAATAGTGGATTAAAGAGCCTTTATTATCTTCGTTCAACATCTATTCTTAAGGCTGAACAGAATAGTAATGCGGTATATAAGAGAGAACTAACAGAATGCACATGGTGCGAGGGCTGATAACATGACAACAAGAGTATTAGATTTAAGAGCCGAACAAAAAAATCCATTCCCCCCCAAAAAGGGAGCAGATGGTAAGGTTGTAAACACATCAAAAACCCTTAAGGGTAAAACAGTTTGTCGTGATCCAAAAACGGTAACGGGCATTACTATTCATCAAACTGCCTGTGTATTTGGACCTGCAAACGATAGAGAAAAAGCCTATAGACGTGCATTAGGTATTCCAGCCCATGCAGTAGCGTATAGAGACGGTGTATATGTTATAACCGCACCATTAGATTGGTATCTTTATCATGGAAATGACCTTAACTCATTCTCTCTTGGATTAGAGTGTGAAGGTCATTATCCAGGGTTATTGGACGACCCCAAGACGCCTATTAGAGAAGATATAAAGACAACATGGGGCGGCGATCCAACTCCATTGGATGACAAGGCTATAGAGACGTTTAGAGCCGCTCTCAAGTGGTTAGTTGAGAATGGCAGAGCAGCAGGAATGCCTATAGAATATATCTGGGCACACAGGCAGTCTAATGGACAGAAACCATCAGATCCTGGCATGGGTATCTGGCAGAAGGTTGTAGTAGAATATGGCGTCCCAGTATTGGGACTAAAGACCCAAACAGATAAGTGCTGGAAAGATGGAAAGAAGATCCCAACAAACTGGGATCCATCAGGTGTAGGAAAGTATTGAAGAGATCAATATTTAAAAGATATGCATAAAGATTTAAAAAAGCTTTTAGAATATCTTTTAGAAGATGAGTTAGAAGAACAAGTTGCAATTAGCACTGGTGGAGGAGGTATGGCTTCAACCGGTGCTATAGCAGGCTTTACCGCTCCTCTTTCTGGTGAGTTTAAACCTGCTGGTAAAAGAAAAAAGAAAAAAAGTAATTTAGAAGAAATTAATTCTTATGGTTCAACCATTGGATATTCTGAAGGATTAGGTTCTGAAGGGGAAGATACGAATGATCCACAAGGCAAAGGTATTAAATTTAAAAAACGTCACAAAAAGAATGCGCCTAACATCAATGTAGTTATAATGTGGAGCGGCTCTGAAACTCCTGGCGATTTGCCAAAAGCAACTTATAAGGCACTTGAAGAAAATCACATGCCTACAAAGAAGAAGCTTAAGATTGTTTGTGATAAGGAGTTAAATCCAAAATCATACGAAACAATAATAGACTTTATTAAGTTTTGCAATCGCATATTAAAGATTGAAGATATGCCAACGATGCATCTTCATATGATTAAGAAGCCGGAAATGACAACCGGTATGTATAATCGTAGTAACAATACAATGCATATCTTGGTTGGTAAGCGTCTTATAGTAGATGTTTTAAGAACGATTGCTCATGAGTTAACCCATCGTAGACAAGACGAGACAGGATTACTTGATAAGCATTTAGAGAATGTTGATCCTATGAATGAGATGGGAGACATAGACACGGTATACGAGAACGAGGCTTATACTTTAGCCGGTAATATCGTAAAGATCTTCTGCCGTAAGTATAAAAAAATATCAAAAGATGATTTGTATCAGCTTAATGAAAACAAGCGGTGGTTATGAGCTTTATCGATAAAGTTACATATGGTAATCTTTCCTTAAAATATAAGGAAAAGACTTTGCAACATGATGAAGTTAGTGAGAAGTTAATTAAATTAGACCTTTACGATCATTTATTTGAACTACCACCTCCTTCAAACTCTTCTAATCAAACAAAAAGGGAACTTTTAAAGCTTGTAGATAAAATTGAGAATTTATCTGATATAACGCTCGAGTTTTGCAAAAAAGCAGAAAAAGACCATATTGGTTTATTTATTGAATATTTAAATCGTCATGGTGTTGACGATTTAAAAAAGGATGATTTAAATGAAGTTCTAAATGAGTTGGAGCCTTTATTAATTCGTTTAAAAGAACATTATAATCGTCCAAGACCGTATCAACTTGCAAGTTATTATGGATTAGACTTATATGTCCCAGTAGAAGCCTACAATGCATTAACTCCATCATATCCAAGTGGACACTCATTTGAAAGTTACATATTGGGAGAGTTACTTTCAAAGAAATATCCAGAACATAAGGATGGATTGCTTAAACTGGGTAAAAATATAGGAATATCCAGAATTATTATTGGCGTTCACTATCGTTCTGATCATGATTTTGGTCGTTATTTGGGTAAAACAATTGTAGAAAACCAATTAATTAATTTATGAAAACTTCTGTGATGAAGATCACACATGACACCTATATTTATTAATATGGGGGTATGTTATGAAAAAGATTTTAATTGCGTTGATTGTGATGGTGGGGCTATTATATAGCTGCCATAGTAGTGTCCCTGTCCGTAGAGACAGGGAAGGACCGCCGCTGGATACGGCACTTAGAGCGACGGTCGCTTTGATACATAATAGAACTGAAACGTCCGCTGATCAAACCGCACAGGTGTTTTGCAGCGGATTTTTTGTTTCTGATAGATTAATGGTAAGTGCTTTACATTGTTTGCAACAACTACGTGTTGTTCGCATAGGAGATATGACTATTCAGCTTCCAACAAGACAAAATCCTGTTGGAGATGTAGTTCAATTTGTAAGATATGGCGATATCGATATGTTAAATCGTCGTTTTATAAATGATGTTCTTAATGAAGCAAGAGTTATGTATGTTGATCCAGGTAATGACGTAGCAATATTAGAGTTGCAAGAAGGAACAGCTCCTTCTGATGTATTCTTGACATTGCAACTTGGTAATCTGCAAGTAGCTCAAAGAGTATATCTAATGGGACATCCATTAGAGTTGGTTTGGTCTATAGTGGATGGCATTATATCACGGAATGTTATTTCTAATGGACAATTAGTTGCAATACAAGCTTCTATTCCACTTGTTGGCGGATTTTCTGGTGGACCTTTACTAAACTCACATGGTAGAGTTATTGGTTTAGCCAGTTCTTATATTGGAAATATGCATCATTTATCTTTGTTTATTCCAAGTCGTCAAATCGCTAATGCAATATTTAGATATGGATTGAACAGAACTCATAGAGCGCATTGATGTGCTTATATGATTGGCTGTTTATTTATATGTAGCTTTATGTTATCGTCTAACAATGTTTGATCAATTCAAAAATCTGTTTTCTCGTAAGAAAGAGAAAGAAAGATCAATAAATGATATTGTTCATGAAGCACCAATCGGCATAACGTTGAAGATCAAGTTTAAAGACCCAAGAAAGTTGGGTCTTATTGATCCTTCTGGAGTTCTCACAAGAAGATACGATCCAGAAGATATGGAAAAAAGAATTCTCATTGGCACCCTTCTTACAAAGAAAGTTGTTAATGGGATTTTCTTTTTAGAGATTGGTTGTTTTAAAATGAGAAATGATATGAGAGTTGAAAGAACATATACTCTTATGTTAGAAGAGATAGAACAAGTAGAGGAAATTAAATGAGCACACTTCATATTCATTCACAACCACAACCACATGAAGCCGCACGTATAACTGGAACAAGAGAAGCTTTAGAAGCTTTGCAAAAGGGGATTAATCAACTTATCTCTTCTGGTAAGTCAGAAAAAGAAGTTTCCATCAAGGTTGATTGTCAAGATGGAGAACGTTATGACCTTGTCGTGCAAATGAAATCAAGTCTCGAAGATGACAATCTTCCTTATATTTCTTGCGATAAATGGGACGGAGAGAGCGTATGAAAGAACAGCATAACAATTCTGTAGAGCTTTTAGGATATTACGGGGGAGATTTACAACATGCAATGTCTGCTTGGACTTCAACGGTTCGTGACATTGATGAAGCTAAACTTGGTAGAATGCCAGCTCTCCTTAAGATGCTTGCTGAGAACCATCACGAAACTCCATTTGAGAAGTCCAGCCTTCATTTCCTTGTGACAAGCGAAATCGCCTCACATATCCATATTATCAAGCATCGTATTGGTGTCTCAGTAAATGGTGAGAGTGCTCGTTATAAAGAACTTAAAGACGACAAATATTATGTCCCGCAGGATTGGGATGATGAAGAAGTTAATCTTTATGTAGAACACATGGAAGGCAGCCTTAAGAGTTATCACGAATGTTTAAATCGTCTTGTAGCTAAGGGAGTATCTCGTAAGCGGGCTAAAGAGAGTGCCAGATTATATCTTCCATATGGCAATCAATTAACGGCTGATGTAATGTTTAACTTCCGTTCGTTTGCTCATTTCCTTGGTTTGAGATATTCTACTCATGCCCAGATAGAGATTAGAGATATTGCGAGACTGATGCTTGAACAGGTAGTCGCTATTGAAGGAAATCCATTCCAGCATACTCTTAAAGCGTTTAACTTAGTTGATGAAAGTGGAAAGATTAGAGAACCTTTTGAATGAGCTTAATATTTAACGAATATGGCATTCAATTATAAAACCGGTCCAAATAACGCTGCGGAATATCAAGCAAGTGGTTTACCTTACGTTACTCAATCGGTAGCTACCACTTCCCCATTTAATATTCAATTTCCATTTGTAACTAATGAACTAACGGTAAAAAATAATACTGCCGGTATTTTAAGAGTTGGCTTTACGGAAAACGGTGTTAATGGCACCAATTATTTTACATTACCGGTAAGCGGTTCTTACAATGGTAGATTGCGTGTAACTGATATCTTCATTCGTTCTGACGCAGGAACTGTAAATTATGAAGTCGTTGCTGGACTTACTGGTATTCCAAGACAAGAATTCTATATTCTTACTGGTGCTCTTAACGTATTCAGCGGCTCCGAAGCCCAAATCCTTCAATATGGGCTCAAGGGGCTCGGATATTTGGGGATCGGTTAGTCAAAACGTTACCTCTGATATATACTTACTTATGAGAGAACTTTATTCTCTTAGAAAGAGATTAAGTATATGGAATACAAATATGAGGGACATTCGCTTAAAAGCGGTGTTTATAAACTAACTAATAAAATAAACGGTAGAATATATATTGGTTCTGCAAAACTATTCAAAGTACGTTGGAGCCGACATTCTAAATCTTTAGAAACCAACAAGCATTCAAACAAGTTTCTTCAATCTGACTACAACAAATGTGGGACAGAGGCGTTTATATTTGAAGTAATAGAAGTTGTTGACGGAGACAAACAACAGCGTTTATTGGTTGAGGAACGTTACATAAAGCAACATTTTGATAATGGAAATAATTGTTACAACTTATGTGATCGTGCAATAAGTCGTGAGGGTCATGGTGCTAAAGATCCGGAAGAAACAAAGAAGCTTATTTCTCAAAGGAGCAAAGAAGCTTGGGATGATCCTGACAAGAGAGAAAAGCGTTTAGTAAAGATGCGTTCAGAGGAGTTTCGAAATAAGCAATCTGAAAAGCAAAAAGAGGTAAGTGCAAATCCAGAATATAGAAACTCGGCGTCGGCGAACCGCAAAAGGCATGAAAATCCGGAAGAGAGAGAGAAACACTCACAATCTTTAAAGGAGGCATGGGCAAAAGATGATGGCAGTCGCAAGGCTATGGCTTCAAAGTTAGGTAAACAGGTTTACGAAGCCAACAAGACTTCTCTGCGTGAAGCTTGTAGAAAAGCTTGTGCTAAAGAATATGGATATGTTAGATCGCCAGATGGAGCAATAATAAAAGTTATTAATGCTGCGAAGTTTTGTAGAGATAATAACTTATCATATAATGGAACGATATATAACTTGTTGAGTGGTCGGATTAGGACTTATAAAGGTTGGACTTTGTATGTTCCTGCTGAATGAAACCTGCCCTCTGATATATAACGTTATTAAGAAGACAGGATTAAACTCCTGTCTTTTTTCTTTTGCGTATATAAAATGATATTCGCATATGTTAAGCTTCTTTCTAATCAATAGAGGAAGAAATGGGAAAATATAAAGAATTAGCAGAACAAATCGGCAACCTTGTAGAAGAGAAAAATGCAGCTTATGGAAATTCATTTGATCAAGCAGGAGAGTTTCTAAGACTACTATATCCAAACGGTATCCCTCCAGAGGCTTACGGAGACATGCTTTGCGTAGTTCGTATTTTTGATAAGCTTAAGCGTATTGCTACGAATAAGGATGCTTTTGGTGAAAGCCCTTATGGAGATATTATCGGATATGGATTGTTAGGTTTACACAAAGATAAGCTTGCTGGAAAGAAAACGCCAGAGCAACAAGTTATTCCCCCTGTAGCGCCTCTTCCAAAGCTTATTGAGACTAAGCCCGTAGAACAACCGGCTCCTGTGCTTCCGGTTGCCCCAGCGCCTCTATCGGGCGTGCAGAAGGCAATAGAGCACGTAGGAACAAAGAAGGAAGTGTTGCCAGCACCTCCACCCCCGCCTCCATCTGTTTCTGCACCAGTCGCTCCACCATCTGTGGCAGAAACGGAACAAAGTTCCCAAAAAAAAGGAGAGGACGCCCCAGTAAAAAAGCCTAATTGTGCGCTCTGTGGGTTGTTGGTAGAAGGCACAATTCCGGAAGAAGAGCTAAAAGCCGGTAAGACTATTGTTCACAATGATTGCTATAGCAAGTATTTGAGAGAACAAAAGGCAAAGGCAAATACTTGATATGGAAACGTTTTTAATAGTTGCCAGCTACTTTATAGTTTTTAGTCTGGGTTATATTATATCAAGAATGAATATGCCTGCCCCTATTGCAGTTACGGTTCATAATCCTATAACTCAAACGCCTGTAGTTCAAACTAT